CATGTCCTGGAAGAACGAATACTCGCCCTTCTCCGAATACGTCAGCGGCTCGTCTGTAACGGTCACGATGCCGGTGGCCCGCGTCTCGTCGGGCTCGTCTGTTGCGGCAACCTCGGCCTTGAGCCTCGCGGCTTCGAGGTTCGCAACCTGAATGGACCGCAGGTCGGCGATGCGCTCGTCGAGGGCGTCGCCTCGAGCCTTGAGGTCCTTCAGGTTCTTGTCTTCGGTTTCGGTCAGGTCACGCGTCTCGTCGGCGGCCAGGTTGACGATTGTCTCCTGGGTGTCGCCGAGTTCGGCGCGTTCCTCGACCAGCTGGTCAAGCAACTTCATGGTCTTGCACTCCTGGATAGGTGGGTTCATCCGAGGGTGCAGACCAGGTGCTGGGAGCGGCGTGGTCCGCGGCGCTCATCGACGACTGTAGCAGCCGTCACACGGGTGTTTATTCGGCGGCGAGCAGGTGCCTCCACCTGGCGAGCCGTGGCGCTACTTCCGGGTCATCGGGGTCGAACGCCCGCACCGATACGACCTGAGCCTCGGAGTACGCGGGAGCTGTGACGAAGCCGACGTGGTCGAGGCGCGCTTCGAGGCGTGTGACGTATTGGCGGCCTTCACGGTTCTGGGTCTTGTTGCGGATCGGGTGGAAGCCGACCGACATGCCGGTGACCATGCCATCGAGGGCGAGCTGTCGGGCTTCGTCGCCGCGGGTGGTGCGCGCCAGTCGGAAGTCGCCGACGAGGCCGTCGTTGGTCTTCTCCCAGGAGACGGCCATGCCGATCGGGTTGCGGCCGTGGTCGTGCTGTTCCAGGAGCGGTATGCGGGTGCCGCGTTCGGCAATGGACTTGTCGAACACCCCTGGTGCGAAGTCCTCGACGAACGTGCCAGCGTCGTACGTTGCGTGGAACGGGGCGACAACGCCGACGAGGTGGTGGCCGTCGTCGCCTTCGCGCAGCTCCAGGGCGGCGACCTCGAGGGTGCGGGTGATTAGTTCAGACATTGACGGCCTCCTGGGCGTCGGGTTCGGTGTCGAGGTCTTCGAGGGCGCGCACCTCGTCGACGGTGAGGAAACCGGCCCGCAGGCCGACCTCATGCGCGCTGTAGCGCAGCATCGTGTCCGAACGCAGCAGGCCGTCGAGGTTGAACTTTGCGCTCTGGCCCCTGGGGAGCAGCTGCGACAGCGCCGCCTCGATGCGCGACAGCCACGGCCTCAGCGTGTAGCTGGCGAACAGCTGCGTGTCCTGTTGCACGTTCGAGTAGGTCTTGGAGTCGGCCGAACCAACGCCGATGAGGAAACCGGGCACGCCGAACACGGTTGCGACAACCTGGGCGTTGAAGCGGCGGGACTCGAGGAGCTCGAGGTCCGATGCAGAAAACGAGAGCGCCTGGTAGCCGACGCCGCCGGACAGGACCGCCGGGGAACGCTGCCGCCCACCATGCGCGGCAACGAACGCGTTCTTGAGGTCCTCGGATTCGGCCTTTGAGAGCTCCGTGTCGGCGGTGATGACACCGTTGGGCATAGCGCCGGTCGTGTAGAGCTCCCCGGCGTAGTCCTCGCCTGCGATCGCGAGCCCCATTGTGCGGCGCTGCATCGCGAGCGGCCCCAGGCCGACAGTGTGGCCCGGCAGGGTCAGGCCCCGAATGTGGAGGATGTCTTCGGCTGCGTACTGCTGGCCGCCGACCCGGTAGACCACCTGCCCGGCCTCGGGACTGACGAACACCGCCGACGGTGCCAGGACGGCGAGGCTGCGCGGGTAGCCGAGGCTGTCGCGGTTGCCGAGCACCGCGTAGGCGTTGCCGTCGATGAGAACCGACGTGCAGATCGATGAAACAGTGTCGACGCGTGTTTCGGCCGGGTCGGGCTGTCTGAGGATGTCCGGCGTGTCGATCTGCTTGCCGCCTCGGAACGCCTGAATCGGCAGCGACGCAATCGAGTCGGAGATGATCTGGATGCACCGGTAGGCGGCCGGAATGGACAGGATCGTCGACTCGGTGATCGTGAGCGGCCCGTTGAGCGCCTGGGGCATCAGGCCCCTGGTTGGCAGGACGAAGCTGTCAGCCCGGTGCTCGACCGGGCCTTGTGCTAGTCGCAGGAACATCAGCTCTTAGCCCTCGAGGTGCGTTCGATCGCCAAGCCGAGAACGGTGGCGAAGCCCCCGACGGCCAGGACCAGGATCCAGATGCCTCCGATCATCCATAACGCATAAAAAACAGCGACGATTCCGACAGCTTGCAGCAACGATGCAAACGATGACATTGATGCCCCTTTAGTGGATGGCTGGGGTCGGCTTTCTCTGATGGGCCGATACAACGCCCCATCGGGCCAGAGTAGCCGCAACGAGCGGCGTGATATTCACGGACGAGCGGCGGTTCCACGCCCACTGTTCAGCGAGGCGGCGCTTGGACGCAGCCCCTACCGCGTCGGTCAGCAGGCGGTCGCCGAGGTGCGTGATCGTCCCGTCGACAACACCGTCGTAGAACGACCCGCACGCCCTGGCGTAGTCGCGCATCCCCAGGGCGATCACCTCGACACCGGCTTGTTCGAGGGTGACGATGAACGACCCGGCCGGGCTGCCGCCGTCGATCACAACGGGTGCTTTCCACTTCTTGTAAAGCTCGATCAGGCGTTCCTCGACCCAGCCGACGTGTTGGCGGTGGTCGACGACCTCGATAGGCGTGAACGCTCCGTTGCGGCCGCACGCGGCGATCGTCGCCGAGTCGCGTTGCGGCGACACGTCCAGGCCGAGCACCGTTTCGAACCCGATTGCCACGTCGGGCTTTTCGAGCTTCTCCCAGTCGCCCATCGCGATAACGGCTACGGCCTCGAGGGCGGGCCACACGTTCAGCCACTCCCTGGCGAACAGCTCAGGCTCGGTCGTCGCAGCTGCGTCGGCTACGGCGTCGAGGGTGACACCTCCGGCCTCGTCGAGCGTCGGGATGGCCTGGGCCCACACGTCAGGGTCCAACGGGTCGAACTTGTCAGCGGCTGGGCTCCATTCGTGCCACGACAGCGTCTTCGTGGTCTTTTCGTGGCCGAGGTTGCGGTAGTGGGCGAGCATCGTCGAGTTCGCATCCCCGGCGTTCGACAAGATCCACAGCTGCGCGTTGGGCTTGGTTGCCATCGTCGGCTGCAGGGCGGCGACGACTTCCATTGTGTGAGTTAACGCCTCGTCGATGACAACCAGGTCGATTGTGAGGCCCCTGGCACCCTTCCGATTAGGTGTAACCACGCGGTACTGCGACCCGTTCTTCATGTGGATCGCCTCCATGCCGTTAGCCCTGGCAACCCTGGCGACACGCTTCGAGAGGCTCGAGTTCAAGATCGCTTCGACGTGTTCCTCCCACTTGTTGCGCGCCATGTTGCGATCCTGGGCGGTGAACGCGCACACGTGGCCGGGCTGTAACAGCTCGAGGCCGATGCGGGCCGCAGCGAGCGCCGTCTTGCCGTTCTGGCGGCCGACAGACACTCCGACCGTGCGGTACGCGTACTGGCCGCCCCGGTGCTCGAGGGCTACGTCGGCGACGTGGCGTTGCCACTCGAACAGCGGCAGGTCGAACGCCTCGGACACCCTGGCGAGGGCGTGGCCGAGCGTCTTACGTTTCGACCTGGGCGTGCCCCACCTGGGCGCAATCACTTTGTGAGGTCTTCGACCAGCTGGTCCCACACGTCGGCATCGTCGTCGACGCCGAGCTCCTTGAGCGTGCGGACAATCTGGTTGGCGATGTTGGCGATGTTTCCGATGCCCCTGCCGCTCGTCTCGATCGCGTCCCAGCCGCGGGCGAGGCCCAGGAGCGACTCGGCGAGCACAGCGTTGGGCGTGTCCAGTGATGCGATGACCACCTGGGCGGCCTCTTCGTGGCGGCGCACTTACCAGTCCCTCGAGGTCTTCGGCTGCGTCCGGCGCTTGTTCGTCATGGCTGCACCACGGCTGGAGTTGCACTTCCAACAGGCCGGGACCAGCTCGCCGACCCACAGTTCGGGGCTCGGTGCCGAGGATAGTGGAGGAACGTGGTCGGCCGTTGTGGCCGGCCGCTCGCGACACCACACGCACACCGGGCCGGATGCCAGGAGCCGCCTGCGGGCCACCAGGTAGGAACTTTCACGTCCTGCGGTCATCTCGCCAACATTCGAAACGGTCGCCGGGGATTCGCCAAAACTCAGCCCAACCGGGCCCTTTTGGGGAGAGTT